GTGTCTTCCCAGCTCATATTTCCCATCTCACGGACGATGCGCATAACGGTCTCTTGGTAGACCACTACCCCGTAGGTCTCCTTGGTCAACTCTGTCAGCATTGGGTGGATGGTCGTAACAGCCTCCGAGCCGTTGCGCCGCTTGACCCACTGGGATGCGCCGCCGGTCGCCAACGGACCTGGACGAGCCAGAGCAGAGATTGCCACAACATCATCGAAGCGGTCAGCGGTGATCTGCTTGGTGAGGCCTTGCAGCGCCGAACCGTTCCACTGGAATATGCCGGAGAATTCGCCCCGATTGAGAACGTCGAAGGCCGCTTGGTCGTCTAGCGGAGCCTTCTGCAGATCGTTCATGGTCAGACCTGCCATCTTCAGCGCATCCTCGAACACCGAAAGTTGCGTGAGACCCAGAGCGTCGATCTTGAGAAGGTTGAGATCTTCGGCGTCGTTTTTGTCGCACATGGTCGCATTGGTCCGGTGGTCCACCGCAACATACTTCGCAATCGGCTCAGCCGCCACGACCACCCCAGCAGCGTGCTGGCTGTAGTGTCTTGGGTGACCTTCCATCCTTGTCGCAACGAGGATCTCAGGCCATTCGTCCAGCAGCTTCCGCCCAGCGTCCATCGTCCGAAGCGTGTCTTCAAGAGTGTCCAGCGCGCGGCTGTCGCCGCCGGATCGTTCTATCAGCGACTCAGCCACAGAATCACACTGCCAACGCGGAACGCGCAATGCTGCTCCGGCCTCCTGCAGCGCCGAACGCGCCTTGTACATCGTCACCGTGCCGAGACGCGCCGTGTGGTCAGCGCCGTAGGTGTCCTCGATGTAGGAGAACACACGGTGACGCTGCTGGTCCGAGAAGTCGATGTCGACGTCAGGCATGTCCGAGCGGTTGATGTCGATGAATCTCTCAAAGATGAGGCCGAACGGGATCGGATCAACGGTGGTGATCTCCAGCAGGTAGCAAACCAAAGAGCCGCAGGAAGAACCCCGCGCCGGTCCGACTGCCATCCGCTTGCGCGACCACTGACATATGTCAGCAACGAGGTAGAAATAGTCCTCGTAACCCTTGGCCTCGATCAGCTCAAGCTCTCGGTCCAGCCGCGCCTTGTAGACTGGGTCGTTGATGTCGCACCCGATGCGCTCTGCACCCTGCTCGCACATCACCCTCAGCGTCGCCGGACGAGGCGGGTGAACCAATTCGGCCTTCTTGAGCTGTGCACTCGATTGCGACCAGATCCAGTCGCGCGTTGCAAGTGCATCGAACCGCTCTTCAGATGTTAGGCCGGTACGATCTGTTGAGTTCATCCATTCGGAATTGTTCTGGATGTGTTGATCGTAGGTCTGAGTCTCAGCGCCCCGCCCGACGAGAACCTCGTAGAACCCTTGGTCGCCGTCCTTGACGAACCGATTGTCGCTGGTCGCAACGAACTTCATGCCAAGCTCTTTGGCCTTGCGGACGTGACCGCGCGACGAGGCCGGACCGAGACCGTAGAACAAATTTTCCTGCAGCCGGACCTTGTCAAGCTTGCAGCGGTGGCCAACAACCTTGAACACACCTTCCGCCGCCAGAGCGTCCTCGTAGGTTATGATTGGCTGGTAGCGGAACTGCTCCGTGGCAAGCGTGATGAGCCGATTGAGAGGCTCGATCGTGTCAATCGCTATGAAGGTCCAGTAGTCGACCGTCGGCTTCTTCTCTTCGTAGCTCTCTGCAACCGCAAGCTCGATGCCGTAGACCGGCTTGATGCCGTTCTTGGTGCAAAGCTTAGACCACTTGTTGAAGCCAAAAGTGGATGCGCGGTCAGTTATCGGAGCGCATGAGAACTCACACTCCTTGATCCGCGCCATGACGTCTTCCAGAATTCCTGCAGCTGCTCGAAAGCTGTAGCCTGTACGTATTCTTGGCATCAGATGTCACCTCTCTGGCGTAGTTCGTTGAAGCAGCGAGTCAGAGCGTCCACGTCAACCCGCGCGCGGTGAGCGCCGGAGAATGGCTCCCCGAACAGCTCCTCGTGCAGAGCAGACAAACTCAGCCGGTGACCCTTGATCCATTCCGTTTCTTGCACAGTGCAGATGCGGATCGGAGGCCATTCTGGGTTGATGCCAAGCCGCTTGAACTCGGTGTTGACGACGAACCAATCATAGCTCAGGTTGTGCGCAACGACGCTGTCCGCGCGCTGGATCAGGCCGATGACCTTGTCCGCCCAATGGCCGAACTTTGGTTGGCCTTTCAGATCCTCGCGCTTGATGCCGGTGATCTTGGTTGTGATCGGCTCAATCTCAAATCCTGGGTGGCAGAGGAACTCAAGCTCCTCCACCTGCTGCCCATTCTCGTCTATGATCTGGCCATAGAACTCGATGATGTGGGGCTGTTGACTCTCGCGCAAAAGGCTGTTGGAGACGAGGTCAGTCGTTTCAGTGTCAAAGACCAAGGTGCGGTTCACGATCGCGGTCCTCTCTTGTGTTGATCTCGTAGTCGATGGAATTCAGCATCGCTGCATAGACCGCAAGATCCAGTTGGCTGTCGGCGTGTCCGCCGTTGTTCCAGTTCTGGACGTAGCGCGTCAGCTTCACGATCTCGAGCAACAGGATGTGGAACCTGTTGTGGTCGTCTACCGTCTTGAGGACGATGCCGTCTGGGAAGAGAGCGGACATGACCGCTCCCACCAGCTTGTAGTTGTCGCCATATACCGCGTGCCGCTCCTCGAATGTTTTGGCAGCTGTCCGGAGGATGTCGTGGGCGCTGTTCATGCCTCGATCCTCCAGATGTATTTCAGGTCTGGTCCATAAGGCATGGAATAGATCTCGTAGTGGTAGGTCCGCTCCTTCTGGACGATGTAGGCGTTGGTGTGCTTGTCGGTGTCCATGACCTGCACCAGCTTGCCAGCCTCCTTGACGTGGGCCGGAACCTCTTCACCCTTGTCCATGTGGAAGCCGACGTGGCTCAGGAAGGTCTCTCGTTCCATGAACTCAGGCTTGTCCACGTGCCAGTGGATGCCAGACTCATAGGTCAGGATCTCCAGCTCGATTCCGAGGTCGTAGTTGAACCGGAGATGGCCTTTCGAATAGCCCTCCTCCCAAGCGCCGCTCCAACGCATCGTTCCGACCGAGCCTTGAGCTGTGTCCTCGATCCATTCGGCGTCCAGCAGGCCCATTGCCTTCTTGATGTCGTCAGATTGCTGCTCGTTGTGGGCGTAATATGCAATTTGGTCAAGTTTCATGGTTATGCTCCGTATGGAATGATGCAACCAGCAAGGTATTTGTGGCGCTTGGGTTGGGAAAGAAGGAATGCGATAAATTCGGCGCAAGTGTCTGGGTCGGTCTCTTCACCGGCTGGCAATGATGCGAGCTGATACGCCTGAGCCTCTTCCGGCGTCATGCCTCTCAATTCGCAGACCCGCTGGCCGATGTAGTCGGACATCTGGGTTCCAGACATCTTGTTGGGCGAGATGCCGAACACAGTGATGTCGTGCCGCTTCTTGAGCTCGCGGTTCATCTGCAGCGTCAGGATGTGCGCCGCGCCCTTGGAGGCGTTGTAGGCTGCACTGTTTGTCATTGGCATGTGGCTCGCATTGGAGACGATGTTCACCACCGTCGCTGGTTTGGCGATTGAGCTCGCATTGAGAAGCTCCTTGACGACCAACCACATGGAACGCGCATTGGTGTTCATCAGCCTGTCCCATTGCTCGATCGGAGTGTCCTCGTGCCAGTCGATGAAATTGACTCCTGCACAGTTGATGACAACGTCGAACGGTGCGAGGTCCAATTCAGAGGTCGCGCGCCTCACACTTTCTTCGCTTGATACGTCAACGCCGGTGTCGAGGCTCCAGCCGGTCAAGGACCAGCTTGCATCCTCCAGACGATTCCAAAGCGCCTTGCCGAGTCCAGACGTGTGTCCGGTTATTAGTGCTGTCTTCATTTCAATTTCTCCAAATCTTTTGTGTAGCAGAGCTTCGCGGAGCTGTCGCCGTCGAACAGGACGAACGCGCAAGGCGACTTTCCATTCGCCATCCGCTGGACCGTGCCGTGCTCAGGCGTTGCTCCTTGGTGAGAGGTGTAAGACACCCGCTGCCCAGACCAGTCTTCTCCGGTGATCTTTGATGGCTTGCGCATCAGTAACCTCCCAAGCGGACTTGCCAGCAGTTGAAGCCGTGCTCACGCCATGCCTCAACCATTTTGTCCCTGTCGTCCAAGATGAACGCGACGCGGTCTTGCGCGCGCATGTTGGTGGCAGGCATCGTTGCTCTGTGCCAGTCCCTCAGAAGCTCAGGCTTGACCTCGGTGTCGTGCCGAAAGTCGAACTCTGGCCGCATCAGAACGTGCTCCAGCGGGATCTTGTGTTGCCGCAACCAAGTGTCGGTGTGCTTGCGGTATTTTTCATTTCGGCCGGTGCAGCCGATTAGCTCGATGTCGTCATGCGATGACAACCAGCGGACCAGAGTTGCCGCGTCCTCGTGCGGCGGATCCTCCATGATGTGAGCGTGGAAGGCGTCCCAGTCTCTGTTGCGAGCGTGGTGGTCCCTCGCCCGTGAGTCGGACAACGTGCCGTCAATGTCGAAAACAACCGTCTTCATTCCTCACGCGCCCCCAGACCGCCTTGCTTTTCCCAAGCAGCAACCTTCTCCGGAGAGCCGAAACAATCCGAAGGAGCGTAGTTGTGGAAGAAGTTGGCATAGCCGAAAATGGCTCGCTGATTGGTTTCGTCGGCTGCTCTGCAGGCTCTGAACAGATCATTCCCGATCACCGCCCGCAAGAACGAGCCAGGAAGCATGCCCATGCACACCCACAAGACGACGCCGTTCTGCATGTGTTGTGGGATGTGACGGTCAAGGCCATTGGCCCATTCCTCGCTCGTGATGAGGCTGTAGGCCTCCGGAGATGGATGATCCTTGATAGCCTTGATGATCTCAGCTCTGTTCATTCCACCACCCCATCAAGACTTGCGTCCAGACCCTTCTCTTGTGCCAGCCATTGCGGGATCATGAACTCAGCCCATTCGACACCGTCCTTTTTGGAAAACAGACCTGTGCTGACCTGAGACTTCGGAAGCCACATCGCATTGTCGGTTTCGCGATCTTTCGGCTCGCGCCCCACGAGATATGCCTTGGGCGTCTCGTGGAAAAGGACGAGGTTGTAGGCTTCTTTCTCGCTGTTGTCCTGTCTCATGCTGTCATCCTCATCTGGTCGATCAGCTTGATCAGGTCGATCTTACGCTTGTCATCGATGGCACCTTGCATGGCCAGACCGATCAGCTCTTTCTCAAGCTCGCCAGCAGCCTTGTCGAATGTGCGCTCGAAGAACAGCCGCGCCCAAGGATGGACCCGCAACACCTCGGACTTCATTGCATCCATGACGTCGCGGTATTCGCCTTGCGTCCGCGTAGAGGCGCGCTTGCGAGCGGTGTCGGCCATGGTTCGGAGGTCGAACTTCGCAACGATGTTGGTGTGGATGTTCGTCGGCAAGACGCCACGCGCATCCTCGATCTTTGCCCCCATCTTGATCAGGTCGTCGTAGGCCTTGGAGATGTCGATCATTGTGCTTTCGTAGCAGGCTGCAGCCTCGCCTTCCATCACGGTCGGACCCATTCCATAGGTCCAGCCGTTGACGTTGAGAACGCGCATCGTCTGTTGGGCGTAGGAGCCGGTCCGCGTCCGCACGAATTGGTGAGTGAATGCGCGGGTGACGTCATTGATCAGGAACTTGTATTCGACGAATTCCCAGCTGGACGGGATGGTGTTGGCCATGTACTCCAGCTCTTGGTCGATCTTTTCCTGTGGCCAAGCCGCGATGTCTTCCATCAGCCCAGCCTTCATCTCCAGCCGCGTATTCTTGGTGAACACCAGCAGGTTTGCTGCGTGGCGAGACGGGTCAGCAGACCCCGCGCCGGTGTAGTCGATCAGTTGAACCTTCATCGGTTTATCCCTTCAGTTTGTGGGCGTAGGATGCGCCCTTACGGTTGATCAGTTTTTGGATTACGCGGACATCATTGACCGCGTCGTCCAGCAGCATGCTAGGTCGCCAAGTGGCGAACCGACCCAGAGAGTATACGCCATGCACCTCGGAAGACCACATGATGAACTCTCGCCGGATGTCCTCGTCGATCGGGAGGATCTTGGCATACTTCTGCTGCTTGATTTCTGCACTCAAGATGCGCTTTGGATCGATGCCCATCAGAGAGCAGCAGTGCCTTGCGAGATCAAGCTCTTGACCCTTCAGACCGGCGTAAGCCGCCTTTTCATAACACTCGGCAATCAACTGGTCGCCGGTGATTGAGATGCGAGACGCCGGAAAGTCTGGGTCCGGAACGTAGAGCGAGCAATAGGCGTCCACCCCGTCAAGGGTCGCAGTGACGTTAGCCCCTTCACGAGACCGGAACTCAGGCCGCTCGCCTTCCCAACCAAGCTCGTTCATCAAGATTGGCATCGGGATGGTCGATATGACCTTGATGTCAGGATGCCGAGAAGCAGCATCCCAACAGCTGTATTTGACCCCAAAGCAGAACCGAGAAGGCTGAATGATCTCAGCCATCCGAACGATCATGTCCGTCGGAGCGATGAACCGGCGCGAGACCTTTCCATCTGCCGAAAGAACAGACCGCAGCGTTGCGGTGCCGTTTGTCTTGATCGAATACGCCATCGCGTCGGCAATCGGGTTGCGCCACTCGTGCAAAGCCTTGATCGCGTCCACCGGCTT